AGACGCACCAGCTCAACTACAGGCCAAATCTGAGCCTAGCAACGCCAAAACAAAATCTGATGCAATAAATCGTATGGCACAAGACCTGACACAGCCAAGAAAAGTTCAAGGCATCGATCAAGGCCCAGCACCGGATATCAGGGGCACTGTGACCAATATCGATCAGTATCGTAACGCACAAGCCGCCGTTGCCAACAGAAAATTTGAACCGTTGGCCAAGGCAATGGTCAACAAAGGTGTGTTGAGTAGAACTGGCACTGACGAAGGCCTATTGGATTTTGTCACAAAGAAACAACCTGTAACAAAGACCAAACCAGAACCAGTTGATCCAATGATTGCAAAAATAGTATCTAATAGACTGAACCCGCAATCACGAGTTCCACGAGCAAAAGCCAAAGTGTATCACGGTTACGATGAATACAATCGTGCCAAATCAGTGGGTGATGTAGAAGAATCCACTGTGAATGAATTTGCACCAGGGCAGGGCGGCAGCTCAGGCAATTATTTTCAGGCTTTAGCAAGTGCCTGGTACAATGGCACATTCAACACTGGCAGTTTACAAAAAGGCATCAAGAGCCAACAAGATGTAGAGCGTTTGTTGAATCGTGGAATCGTTTGTCCCGATGGCAAAACACGTAAATTGCATATTGATTATAACTCAGATTTTGATGGTGTAGAAATCTATAGTGATGACTACTACGAGCATGGTGATCTAGATGGCAATGACGGTCGCACAGGCCAACCCTGGGGACCATATGACTTTATGACATTCTCAGATGATCAACTGGACGAAAGCGTAGTTGATACACTCAAAGGTGCTTGGGAAAAAGTTAAAAACTTTGACAGTCCTGCAAGATCTTACAGTAACACACAACGATATCAAGAACTTCGTAAACAACAAGAGTTAAAAAGAAAACAAATACAGAATCAAGGTATGGCAGAAGGCACACCTATCTCTACCACACCCAATTCAATTGATCCCGGTGGCGCAGTTGACAACTTTAAACAACAAATGGCCAACAACACTGAACTTGCGTACCAAAAAGGTATGGCAGAAGCCAGAAAAAAGAAAAAGAAAAAATCTTCAAGATCTTTAGGCAGATATTTCTTCCCAGGCTATGGCTATTATGGTGGCGGGGAATCTGGCGAAGGCGGTGGTGATGGCGGTGGTGGCGAAGGTGAAAGTGTTGATCGAGCTGTGGCAGAAGGCTCGGAAGAATACTGCGATGCTTGTGATATGGTTATAACTAAAAAACCCCATGTTTGTCCTGGTTCACAGGGTATGGCGGAAGGCACAGATGATCCTTTTGGCCCGCAAGGACGCTTTGTAGGCGATACTGGTCCTACGCAAATTACAAAAACAGTACCTCGAGTTCAGTTACGAATTGGCGATCCAGTATTATATAAACCTACTGAACAACGTGCTACTATAGAGGCCTTGAGTAAAGACGGCACAAAAGCACGAATTCATATATCTTCGCCCATGGGTGGCCGGATCTTTAACTGCATGGTTGCTGATCTAAAAGCACTGGAGGCATTAAAAGGTAACATAAATGAATTATCAACCGACAAGTTGGCTCAATATAAAACAGCTGCAGCCTTGGATGCTGGTGCGGCTGACAAGCGTGGTGACTACGAGCGTGGTGACAAACGTTTTGCAGGGATCGTAAAAGCAACTAAAAAACAATTTGCTAACGATCTCAAGAAACACAAAGACCAAGATGTGGCGGAAAGCCTAATGAAAGAGCCCACTACCCGCAAAGAATACTTAGATCAACGCGACCGGTTATTCCGTATGATGGCAGTTGATTCTAATCCAGCCAACAAACAAATTATCAAACAGGCCTTGCAAGATTTAGAAACACGTTACGGTAACTTAAAAAATACTGTAAAAGAAGAATCCAGCACCGCCAGTGATGCTGTTGAACGTGCTATTTTAAATCGCATCATGGTAGCGCATACAGACTTACTAATGAAGTTTGGTCCAGATAAAGTCATGCAGGCCGCAGAAGAAGTTGCTTACAATGTAGGTGATGTGGATGAAATTGGCACCAGTGATGTCAGTGCGTATGTCAATCAAGTAAAACAAATTCTTGGCGTGGGTGCCTAATGAAGAAAATATTATCACTATTAACTATTAACATACAAGGAAAAACAAAATGAAACATTTAGTAGCCGTTGCGTTTGTGGCTTTATTGACCGCATGTCAACCCAACACTGCCACAAAAGCCACACAACAAAATACATACACACCCAGCTTTGTGGTAGATTATCAAAAGTGCGGCACTGATCCTGTTATCTCAGGAAGTGCAGTTACATTTGGAACTGGTAGCAGTTGTGCTGCTGGCCGGGTTATAGCGACCACAGCATACAAGAACATCACTCAGGTTACCGCAACCATTGATCTCAGCAAGATGTCACAGAACTTTGTGAATGCTAGTGTTTACATGATATCAAACCCCAACAACCCAACCACGCAACCCAAAGGCAGTAACTATTGTGATGCCGGTGGCAATAACACACAATGGAATTGCCGCGAAATTGACATGTTAGAAACCAACGGTAACAAGATTACACAGACAACCTTGCACCTGGGCGATGGTGGTATCAATGGATCACAACGATTCGAATACAGTTTTGCCTCAACAGCCAACAACAGTTGTTACAACTATTCCACAATGCTTGCAAGTCCCACTGCCACCAATGGTTTACACAGCATGGTTGGTGTGATTGACATGACCAAACCGTTTGACATGACCACAACATTCACCTACGGTACTGCACCGCGAATGGTGACTGTATATTCACAAAGTGGCAAGAGCGTGACTGTGTATGATTCCAGTGTGGGCACTGGCGCTGAAGGTAGCGGTACTGTGAACATGTCAGATCTGGTTACAAGCATGGCCAATGGCTACTGGTTAACATTGTCCTTGTGGCAAGGTTACAGCCCTAAAGGCCCAGGCAGTGCTCCTTGGTGGAATGATTCATGCGGTTGGGGTGCTGAGTGTGGTACCACTGCAGGTTACTGGGGTATCAGCAACATTCGAGTAACAGCAGACTAATTTCAATGCGACTCAGTGATTTTCAAATCAGCAACCATGACAAATTAGATCGTATTCTAGTGCGTCTGTGTGAAATGGTCGTTGCGGGTCAACAACAAGATCCAGATCAATATGGCATGGTGGCATCCGCTGTGTTGGATCCCGACAATCGTTGTGTAGCGGGTATTAACTATCCTACTCGAGACGGCCATCGTGTTCACGGTGAACGTGCCGCCATTGATAGCTACCATGCTCGTTTTGGAGAGATTCCTGCGGGTAGCATTATTATTACAACCTGTAGCCCATGCACTCAAGACATGGCTGAACGTGCGGGTATCAACTGTAGTGATCTTGTTGACGAAGTTGGTGTCCATAAAGTCTATGCTGGCTATCAAGATCCTACACAGGCAACGGGCCGCAAAAAGTATCATATTGAGATCACTCGTAATTCTAAAATACAACAATTGTGTAAGGCATTTGCTGATACATTTTTAAAAGATGAATTAAACGAACTCAGTTTCTTAGGATCACCATGCACCAAAGACTGTTCAGGCCATCGTGCTGGCTATGCCTGGAGTCAAAGTAAAGGTGGACGTGTGGCCAACAGTCCATGGAGTCCCAGCTTCAACAATGGCTCACAACTGCATGTGGATGGCAAATAATGAACTATCCATATCCTGTATATCCCGAAGACGACGGTTATGATCGCCCAAGAAATCCTTACTCCCCTTGCTGAAGTAGCTCCCAATACCTTGTCAGGTAGCGACAGCCCAAATCTCAATCTTGAAAGATTTTGGGCAGTAGCGGAACTGTCCAAGATAAAAAATCAATTTGATACCGTCTACATACTGGGATCATGGTACGGCAATGTGGCCTTGATGCTGTTTATGCTCAATCAGTATGTCAGTTTTGATCGCATCATCAACAATGAAATCAACCGTGATTCGCTGCGTATTGGGCAACAAAGATTGAAACAATTAGGACTGGCTAACCGGACACAGCCCATGCTCAAAGATGCCAACCGGGTAAACTACAACCAACTGGGCACAGATGGCCTGGTAATCAATCTCAGCTGTCACAACATACCCAGCCTTGAATGGCTGGATCATATGCCCAAGGGCACCATGGTAGTGTTACAAGGCCGCAATCAGGATCCTGGAGCCAAAAATCAATACAAGAATTTTTCCCAGTTTGATCAGGCCTTGCCATTGAGTCAGACCTTGTATCAAGACCGTTTGAGACTAAACGATCCAGATGGTACATACGACCAATACATGAAGATTGGTATCAAATAGAACACCTACCTTAGGACCTTATGGTTACTTCAGGTGTGCCCGGCTGCTGGGCTGGTTATTATGGGAGTCGTGCCCCGGAATGATAACTTAAAGTGAGCATAAATTCCAAAATGCCATTGACTTTTTAAAATAATCGTGTATACTAGTAAAACTTATTCAGGAGAATTACATGTCGAACAGCAGAATTTTTAGTGGTGCAGAACAGGCCAAACTCACACAGGTCATTAATGAAGGTATGCAGGTCATGATGGAGATTGAAACATTAACTGGTGGCCTTAGCGATACCGTTAAAGCCATTGCCGAAGAGATGGATATCAAACCAAATGTGCTGAAAAAAGCCATACGCTTGGCACACAAAGCAGAATTTGGGCGCGAACAACAGGATCATGAATTGTTAGAAACAATTTTGACCAGTGTAGGCAAAACTCTATGATGTTTAATGTTGTTCCTGGAAAATCTAGACTATTTACGTTTGGATGTAGTTTTACAAACTATGTCTGGACTACTTGGGCACAGATTCTAGGACATCATTATAAAATTCCGTTGTATAATTATGGCCAGACCGGTGCCGGTAATATGTATATATTCAATCATATTATGCAAGCCGATTGTTACTACACGTTCCAGCCCGAAGATATAATAGCAGTATGTTGGACCAATGTGTGTCGAGAAGATCGTTATGTGAACGGAAATTGGGTTACCGACGGTAATATTTTTAGCAACGATCAATTTGAAAAGGACTGGGTCAAACGCTGGGTCGACACTGACGGAATGAGCATACGTGACCTTGCAGCAATCAAGGCTACTCATGAATTTATTTTTTCTAAAACTAAAAATCACTTGTTATTGAGTATGTGTGATATCATTAATCGTACGGACCAATGGGCTGAGTTAAACTCCAAACAATCCAACAATATTAGTCAATTATATCAAACTACACTAGATCAAATATGTCCAAGTTTTTATGATACTCTTTGGAACGATGATCCTGCGGTTAAAAAGATAAAAGATAATCAGGTGGTGCATACAAAATTTATCGATGGCCATCCTAGTCCTGTAGAAGGATTGGAATACCTACAAGCAGTAACCAACATCAATTTTGATAGCGATACAATAGACGCTGTGAAAAAATCGCAACAGTTTTGGAAAGAGTTCTTAGTAAATCAAAAAATATCCCAGCCCTGGCGTATGACAGAAGAACAAACTATACAACTTGCCGCGGGTACTAAAATCTGGCCAACAGAAAAAATTAATAGACTATAAGCAATATAAATAATTGATTATAACAATCGAATCGTTCCCGTAAGGAACATGAATCATGGCTAACCGGCCATAAACGGAGAAAAATTTGAGTTATGTAGATGCACTATTTGATCGTGAACACGATCGTATTCATGTAGTTGAGCGAAGGGATGGACGTAGAGTCTATCAGGAATATCCAGCCAACTATATTTTTTATTTCGAGGATCCTCGTGGCAAATTTACTAGCCTATTTGGCACACCTGTAAGCAGATTCAGCACACGCAACAACAAAGAGTTTCGAAAAGAAATTCGCATACAGTCAGGCAAACAACTGTATGAGAGTGATATCAATCCAATTTTTCGTTGTTTAGAAGAAAACTACAAAGGCCAAGATGGTCCAAAATTAAACGTAGCATTCTTTGACATTGAAGTTGATTTCGATCCCGAACGTGGCTTCTCACCAACAACTGATCCGTTTAACGCTATTACTGCTATCTCAGTGTATCTGCAATGGCTAGCGCAAATGGTTACACTAGTTGTTCCACCCAAACATATGAGTCGCGAGACTGCAGATGAGATTGCCCAGGAGTTTGAAAACTGTATCGTCTTTGAACGTGAGGATGAAATGTTAAAAACATTTTTGGATCTAATCGAAGACGCTGATGCAATATCGGGTTGGAATAGTGAGGGCTATGATATTCCTTATACTGTGAATCGTGTTACCAGAATTCTCAGCAAAGACGACACCCGCAGATTCTGTTTATGGAATCAATATCCTAAGAAACGTGTGTTTGAACGTTTTGGTGCAGAAAACGAAACATATGATTTGATTGGTCGTGTGCATATGGACTATATGCAACTGTATCGCAAATACACCTATGAAGAACGTCATAGTTATAGTTTGGATGCTATTGCCGAATACGAACTCCAAGAAACTAAAACAGTGTTTGAGGGTACCTTGGATCAACTGTATAATCAAAACTTTAAAAAGTTTATTGAATACAACCGTCAAGACACAATGATTCTTGCCAAGTTGGATAAGAAATTAAAATTCTTAGATCTAGCCAATACACTGGCACATGAAAATACTGTGTTACTACAAACAACAATGGGGGCTGTAGCTGTGACTGAGCAGGCCATTATCAACGAAGCACACGAACGTGGTATGGTTGTGCCCAATCGCAAAGAACGCTATAGTGATGAGGACACCCAGGCCGCTGGCGCTTATGTTGCTTTTCCAAAGAAAGGCATTCACGAGTATGTGGGGTCGATAGACATCAACTCACTATATCCCAGTGCCATTAGAGCCCTTAACATGGGTCCAGAAACCATTGTAGGACAACTCCGACCCATAATGACTGATCGTTATATCAGTGATAAGATTCGAGCAGGTAGTAGTTTTGCCGGAGCATGGGAAGGCTTGTTTGGCAGTTTAGAATACGAAGCAGTAATGGCCACAGAACCTGGAACAGAAATTACTATTGACTGGAAAGACGGTGAAGAATCAGTTCACAGTGCCGCTGATGTGTGGAAGATTGTGTTTGATAGCAACCGACCTTGGATGATCACAGCCAACGGCACTATCTTTACCTATGAAAAAGAAGCAGTCATTCCTGGATTGTTAAAACGTTGGTACGCTGAGCGTAAAGAAATGCAGGCCAAATTGAAAGAATGTAAAAATGCAGAAGATGAAGAATACTGGGACAAAAGACAGTTGGTTAAAAAGATCAATCTTAACAGTTTGTATGGTGCTATTCTTAATCCTGGTTGCAGGTTTTTTGACAAGCGTATTGGACAATCCACAACACTTACTGGGCGTGCCATTGCCAAGCACATGGATGCTTATGTAAATGAATGTATCACTGGCAAATATGATCATGTGGGTGAAGCAATCATTTATGGCGACACAGACTCATGTTATTTTACTGCATATCCTGTATTGCAAAAAGAAATAGAAGCAGGCAATATGACGTGGAATCGAGAAATTGCCGTGCAACTGTATAACAGCATTGCCGATCAAGTCAATGATAGCTTTCCTGGTTTCATGGAAACTGCATTCCATGTGCCTAGAGAAATGGGTAGTGTTATTAAAGGTGGTCGAGAGATTGTGGCCAGCAAGGGTTTGTTTATTACCAAAAAGCGTTATGCTGTCATGTATTATGACAAAGAGAATAAACGTGTAGACACGCACGGTAGTCCTGGCAAAGTAAAAGCCATGGGTCTCGATCTTAAAAGATCGGACACACCCAAAGTTATTCAAGAATTCCTAAGTCAAATTCTCAACGAAGTATTGCTTGGCACAAGTCGTGAAGATATTATTGAAAAAATTCGCGAGTTCAAATACGTGTTCAAAGAGCGTCCGGGTTGGGAAAAAGGTTCGCCCAAGCGTGTGAACAACTTGACCAAGTATGGCAAAGAAGAAGAACGCTTGGGCAAAGCCAACATGCCCGGACATGTACGAGCCGCACTGAACTGGAACAATCTGCGTAGGATGAACGGCGACAAGTATAGTATGCAGATTGTCGATGGCATGAAAACCATTGTGTGCAAGTTAAAACAAAATCCACTAGGATGGACCAGTATCGGTTATCCCACAGACGAAACACATCTTCCGCAGTGGTTTAAAGAACTTCCGTTCGCTGACGGTGAAATGGAAGCCACAGTGGTAGATCAAAAATTAGACAACTTGCTAGGTGTGTTAGAATGGGACCTGGCCAGCGCAACTAACACAGAAAACACTTTCCAAACACTGTTTGAGTGGTAACATGAATTTAACTGAATTAATACGCCTGAATAATCATTTGGAAGAGTTGACCATGCAAGATCTTCAATACGAATCTAGTAATAGATTCGAGTTGATCATTGACCGGGTCGATGTACCTCAGGCCGGAGTTGATTCAGGATTTCAACAAAGACTCAAAGAAAAAAATCATGCGTTACAATCAGTATTTGTCAGTATTGATGAAGAGTTAACGGATTTAAAATCCGAAGTAGAACAATTGATTGCTGAACAAGGTCAAGCGTGGCTACATCGAAATTATACCGAATATGAACGATATCTTGAAACCAACTATGCACAGACCGAAGACTACCTAGAATTGCATCGTAACAAGCCAGTTCGACGTGACGCAGAAACAGAGTCAGCGTTAAAGAGTCGTGTGGCCAATTACTGTGATTGGAAACATCCAGCTATGATTATCCATCCGATGCTGGAACCATTTATACATGAAATGACAGCCAGTGATCCATTGTATCTAGTGGATGAAAGTCATTACTTGTTGGATCCTGTCATACAACAATTTAATCCAGTATATCAAAATAGACTACGTCCGTATGCCATCAAAGAATCGTTTAATCATCCAATATTGAATAGACTGCCTGATCAACAAATTGGGTTCTGTTTAGTATACAATTATTTAGATTATCGCCCATTTGAGTTGGTAAAAATATATCTTGAAGAAATTTATCAAAAGTTATTGCCAGGCGGAGTGTTGGCTATGACATTTAATGATTGCGATCGTCACCAGGCCATGCAAGCGGTTGAACAAGGTATCACTGGCTACACTCCGGGTTCGTTGGTTAGAGGTTGGGCTAACTATCTGGGATTTGAAGAAATATTTTGTCATCAAACTGGCGGCCCTAGTGTGTGGATAGAATTTCAAAAATCAGGTCAGTTAACTTCATTGCGTGGCGGCCAGAGCCTGGCAAAAATATTACCTAAACCCGTTGCAAAATCTAAATAAACCACGTATAATCAAACACAAGGAGAAATATATGAAAGATCATTTACTAGACTTAGTAGAACACACATTGAAATTGGGTTGTATCGACTTAGTTAAGATTACCGGAGATGACAAAACAACTGAAATTTTTGGTGTAGCCGAGGATCGTAGCGTAGTGGTAGAGGGCAAGTATGCCAACCCAGTTCCAGAATTCGTTGGCTTGTTTGGCATGCCTAATCTAGGAAAGCTCAACATTCTTTTAAATCTTACAGAATACAAAGAAGGTGCTGAGCTTAGTGTTACAAAGAAAGCCACAGGCGAACCCGACGGTATCAGTTTTCAGAATGCTACCAAGGATTTTAAAAATACCTATCGTTTTATGGCGTCTGAAATTGTAACTGAAAAGGCCAAGACTGTTAAATTCAAAGGTGTCAACTGGCATATTGAATTTGAACCCACGGTGGCTGCTATCCAACGCCTTAAGATGCAGGCACAGGCCAATGCCGAAGAAGTCAATTTTCAGGCCAAAACTGAAAACGGCGATCTAAAGTTTTTCTTTGGTGACCATAGCACACACGCTGGCAACTTTGTATTTCAACCCGGTGTAAGCGGAACACTCAAACGCACATGGTCATGGCCCATTAAAACAGT